AGGTTTTGATGATATGATGAAATATCAAATACCTCCTGCAAAATATAATACAGAATTAGTTAATGCACCTGAAAATACATATAGAGCTGTTAGAAATCCTCTAGATCCTAGTACAGGAAAAGTAGACCCATCTTTTTTATATGCACCAAATGATCCGACACTTGGTTTAACTCCAATAACTACTAAAGAGATGGCAGAAAAAACAGCTTTAGAACTTAATCCAAATGTTTATAAACATAAGTCTAGGTTTAATGTAGGCATGAGCACATCCCCTAATAAAGCTGCAATGTCAGATTTTTATGCGTATAGAGTAAAAGGATCTGAAGGTTATTATGGAAGACCACCAGGACTTGACAAAAAAATGAAAGGTATAAAAAAATGGGATCTATCATACAATTTAAATCCTAATCAAAAAATACTTAATGCTAAAGATTACAATAGATTTATGAGGAATCAAAGTAATGTGTTAGAAGGAACAAAAACACAAGCTAATATATTAGAAGGATTAGGTTATACAGGAGTTAAAAAATTTCCAGATTCTGACGAATTACAATTTTTAAATCCTAAAAAAAGTTTATCTCTTAAAGGAGTAAAAGAAATAAGTAACCTTAAAAAAGGGGGAATGAGAAGAAAATGCAAGTATGGATGTTGGTAAGTGTTATATAATAATAGAAAAGGCAAAAAATAAAAAACTATAAAAAATATCAATATAATTAGTAAATTTGTTCCAACAAAAACAATATATATATGGACCCAAATGAAAAAATACAACTAGATGACATCACATTTGATGATGTTATTGGAGGAGATGGAGTAGAAACTCTCTCCTTAGAGGAAGCAGAACCTCTTGCAGAAGAAAAAAATACTGAAGAAAAACCCTCTGATGATAATGTCTTAGAAGATATTATTGATAATGAAGAAGAAAAAGAAGAGGAAGTAGAAGAAGAAAAAGTAGAAGATAGTAAAGAGGAAGTAGAAGAAGAAGCTGATGACTCTGAAGAATCTGAGAATGAATCAACAATTGTTGGAGAAGTTTTAGATAAATTAGGTTATGATTTAGAAAAAGAAGCTTATGCTGATACTCCAGAAGGATTAGCAAATATGACAGCTGATATTGCTTCTAAAATGGCGGACGATAGAATAGATAATGTTCTTGAAGCTTTTCCTTTAGTTAAAAAACATTTAGATTATGTTTTAGCTGGAGGAGAATCGCAAAATTTTATGGAAGCTTATGATCCTAATCTTGACTATCATAAAGTCACTATTGAAGAAGATGATCAAAGATCACAAAAAGCAATATTAGGAGACTACTTAGAATTAAAAGGTCATGATGAAACATTTATTGAAGAAATGTTAAATGATTTTGAAGATACAGGTAAATTGTATCAAAAAGCAGAAGCTGCTCGAGGAGCATTAGCTAAACATCAAGATGCAAAAAGAGATCAGTTAGTTGCTAAACAGAAAGAAGAATCTTCTAAGAAAAGAGAAGAATTAACTAATTTCTGGAATGGTGTTTCTGAGACTATTGAAAACTCAGATGCTTTTGCAGGAATTTCAGTACCAAAAAGAGATAAAAGTAAGTTCTTTGATTACTTATCTACTCCAGTTACTAAAGAGGGGTACACACAAAGAGATGTAGATCATTCAAAAGCTGATTTAGAAATAAAACTAGCAATTGATTATTTGATGTACACGGGTTTTGATTTAAGTGGTCTTATATCATCTAAAGCAAAAACTCAAAATGCTAAAACGTTGAGAGAACGTATTAGTAAGAATGAAGATAGAGTTAAATCTACTCGAAGATCAACTAGAAGAAATTCTAAGCTTGATTTAGATACTTTAGATCTATCCTTGTAATAACCGGCAATTATCAAGGAAACTTGAATTGTATATAACTTTAAAAATAATTAGAAAATGGCAAACAACGGAACGAACATAAGCGTCCAAAAGACGTTTTACAATGACTCGCAAATGACAGACATGAATAGTCTATCAAATGCATTGTTGGCAAAACCGACTGAACTGTCTCCAATTATTACTCACTTAGCAGGAAAAGACGATAAAAGATTCCCACTATCTTTCTTAACAGAAGGTGTTGGAAATGTTAAATCTATTGACCGTTTAGAGTATGAGTATCGTGTGGCAACGCATAGATTGAGAACTAGACCAGTAGCGGCAACACCAACAGTAACAGCAAATGTAGGAATAGGGGGAGCAACTTTTGAGTTGGAATTTCCTGACAAACATTTTGTATTTCCATACGTATTAGTATCTCAAGCAGGTACTCAAGCACGTATTATGAAAGAACCAGAAGCAGTAGGTTCTAACTGGAAATACACTTTACAATTAATCAACCCAGCAGCTTCAGCAACAGTTGCAGCAGCAGATATTACAGTTGGAGCTCTTTGGGCTCAAATGTATGCACCTGTAGGAGTAGACTTCTCTAGAGGTAATGCTTCTAACTGGGAAACTCCAGGTAAAGTAAGAAATAAACTAACTACGGTTAGAAAATCTTACCACATGTCTGGAAACGCTAAAGATTATGTAGCAGAATTTTCTCTACCAACTAAAGGTGGATCTACTACTAAACTTTGGATGGACTATGAAGAGTACTTACACATGCTTGACTTTAAAGAAGAGTGTGAAATGTACTACTGGTATGGTCAAAAAACTTATGATACTAACGGAGCTACTTTCATGAAAGATGAAAATGGACAACCAGTAATTGTAGGCCCTGGTCTATTAGAGCAAATCATTAATACTGATACTTACTCTACTATGACTGAAACCAAATTAAAGAACATCATTGGTGATTTATTTTATCAAATGACTGATGCTGCTCAAAAACAAGTAACTCTTTATACTGGTACTGGTGGTGCTAGAGAATTTGATGAGGCACTTAAATCTCACTTCTCAAGTAATACTTGGAAAGTTGGAGGAGAGAATCGTTTCATCACTGGATCTGGTAGATCATTAGGTATGAGTGGGTACTTTACTTCGTATGAGCATATTGATGGACATAGTGTAAATGTTGTAAAACTTCCTATGTTTGATCATGGTGCAGTTGCACAAGCTCGCGCGAAACACCCTGTTACAGGATACTCTCTTGAGTCTTATAGAATGGTATTTGTTGATCAATCTAATTATGATGGTCAAAACAATTTACAAATGATCTCTAAGAAAGGTCGTGAGTCTATGAGATGGTGTGTAGCTGGATCTGTAGTCCCTAGAGGATTTGATTCAACTTCATCTAGAGCATCTGATGTTGATGGGGCGTCTGTACACATGTTAAAAACTGCAGGTATCGCGTTAAGACGTTTTGATACTTCTTTAGACATTACTTGTACGGCATCTTAATCTGGCATTAACGTGCGTCTATATATTGGTTTTGATTAAGGTTGTGGGGGAGCAATCCCCCACTGCTTTAATTGATTATTAATACGGAGAGTTATTCTTTACATCCACTTAATTAAAACTTTAAAAGAACTTAAATTATGAGTAAAAAAGTGTATTTACGGAGAGAGGACCTAGGAGGTTACTTACCGAAAGCAGTAAGAGCAGAGGCTACAATGAAATTAAGTAGTGTTTATGTAAATAGACAACCACTAAAAGGATTTGACAGAGCTGATGAAAAAAAGTATATGGAAGGAATTTTAGATGTTAATCCTGATCATGTTGATTGGCCTAAACATTCTAAACAATTCTGGGCAGAACTTACAATTCCTGTAGGATTTACAGGAGTAGAATTAGAAATAGGTAAGGATGAATCTGGTATGCCATTAAACATTATGGATTTTATCAAGTATTCTTTTGCAATTAAGCATCCTCACGTAGCTCTAACTAAAGAAGAGATGGATTCTGATTTTAGTAAAAGATTTTATATGCAAGACACATTAAGAGATGATAAGGTTAAAAATAATCAAATCAAACTTAAAAAAGATGCAGATAAAGAATTTATTAAAGTTTCATCTAACGGAGAAAATATGAAGAGAATATTAAGATTAATGTCTAATACTAATCCTAATAGAATGAGTGAAGAACAAATTGAAAATACTCTTTATGAAATAAAAAATAATGAACCTAAAAAGTTTCTTAGAGTAGCAACAGATAAAAACTTAGAATTAAAAGCAGAAATTGAAGAAATGGTTTCAGCGGGAGTTTTAAGAAAAATTGGAAATCAAGTAATCTTTATTGATGAAGTTATTGGTGATACAATGGGGGATGCTGTAGTTTACTTAAAAGATAAGAAAAATTCTGGGACATTAACAATTTTAAGGTCTAAACTTAAAGAATTATCTTTAGTATAATATGAATGTAAATCAAATGCATATAGCAATTCAGCAAGGAGTGGATAAAATTAATTCACTCCAAGCTGACATGCTTTTATCAGAAGAAATAGATGTAGAATTAAATAAATCTATGTCTAGATTTTTAAATACAAAATATGGCAAGAATAATAAATACGGACAAGGATTTGAAAATAGTCAAAAACGTATTGATGATCTAAGAACATTAGTTAAAGAATATTCTGCTCCTACAATTTATAAAGAGCAGTATAATAATAATATTTGGGTAGATCAATTTAGACTTCCTTCTGATTATTTATATTTAGTAAATCAAAGATCAGAAGTATTTATAAATAATTGTAATCCTATAAGTTTTAGTGTAGATGACACTTCACCTACATCTTACTTTGTTATGCCTATAGATAATTTGCATAATGGAACAGTAATGATTGATACTCTTGATGTATATGTAGATCCATCAAATATTGCTTTAGGAACTGCAAATATTCATACAAATGGAGGAGCATTTGTTTATCCACAAGATTTACAAGCATATAAAGATTTTTTAGTAAATCCAATAAACTGGCCTGCAGGATTTGAATTATATTTTGAAGAATATGGACAATTAGATTTTCCTAACTCAATTATAATTATTATAGATCCTGTTATGCATTCATGGTTTAATTGGGATTCTTCAATTACAAATAGTGTTTCTAGTAGTAATTTAATAACTAGTTTAATATCTATGGCTGGAGGTGTTACTGATCCTGAAGATGATGCAAATGAAGTAGTTTATGGGCAGTATGTTGAAAATGGGTTAGGAGCTAAAAGATTAGCCCCTACAAGCGCAACTAGAGAGTATGCGTTAAATAAGTTTATACAACATGATGATATATCTACATTATTGGATGATCCTTTTAATACAACTAAACACACATCTCCTTTAACAACCATTAGAGGAAGGTATATTGATCTTTACACGAATGATATATTTATAATAGATAAGGTAAAAATAACTTATATAAGAAAGCCAAAGGAAATTTCACTACCTTTGGCGGTAGGTTGCGAACTGCCTGAGCATACGCATCAAGAAATTGTTGATATGACAGTAGGGAGCATTTTAGAGGGAATTAGTGATCCTCGTTATAAATCTCAGTCCATTGAGGCTGGGAAAAATGAATAATTATTAATTTAAAAAATTAGAAAAAATGGCAAGACATT